GGCCGGCATCGGTCTGCGGATCCTGCAGGTCCCAGGTGACATCGGCGCTGATGCCGGTCACGCCCTGCACCTGCACATTGGACAGGGTCTTGTGCCAGCCGGTCTGCTGATCGATCAGAGCGCGCAAACCAATCGCCCGTGCGGTGGCGTAGCTGGTGGCCGGGGCATTGGCGGTGGTATCCCAGGCCAGGAAGTCCGGCCACATCATCATCAGCTCGCGATCGCCAAATTCCTTGCGGTAGGTCAGGATCTCGGCCACGGTTTTGGCTTCACCCACGCCCACGTAGGCAATGGCGCGCAGCTTCTTGCAGATCGACGCCAGGGCAGTGGTCACCGGCTTAGGGTCCAGGCCCGGAGCGCCCAGGATGCGCGGCTTGACGCCCAGCTTGCTCTCGGCCACCAGCAGCGCCTGCAGGCCCGTGTAGCGACCGTCAGCCACGGTGCCGATCACATTGCTGGTGGTGGCCTCGCTATCCTCGCCTTCTTCCACCCGCACCACCACGGTGACCGGGTTGGATTGATCGGCGATCGCGGTCAGTACGCCGGCCAAGGTGCCGGTGGTGCCGGCTTTGCCGATGGCGCCACGCACATCGGTCAGCAGCACCGGGGAATCCAGCGGGAAGGTCGCCTCATCGGCGTCGGCGGCGGTGCACACGATCCCGACGATGGCGGTGGCCACGGTACGGATGGGGCGGATGCCGCCGTTGAGTTCAACCACGCGCACGCCGTGGTGGTAGTCCTGGGCCATGGGGGCTCCTGTGGTTAGAAGGTGGGAAAGCGAAGCGGAACAGTGAGCGAGGTGGCCGGGCGGCCATCGCTGGGCCGGTAGTCCAGCTCGAGCACGAAGGCGCCCGGGGCGCTGGCGGGCGTCAGGGCGATCCGGGACAGTCGGATCCGGCGCTCCCAGCGCATCAAGGCGGTGGCGATGGCGCCAAACAGCTGCAGACGCGTGCGCTCGTTGAAGGGCTGGTCGATCAGGTCGGGCAACAGTGAGCCGTAGTCGCGCCGCTGGATGCGCGAGCCGAGCGGGGTGGTCAGAATGTCGGCAATGGACTGCATCAGGTGCGCAGTACCGGCGATGCTGCGGCCGGTGATGGCGTTCATGCCGCTCATTGCGGCGCTCCAGTGTTACCGCTGCCGGGCTGTACGCCCCGGTGGGTGTGGCCCATCAGGCTGATGCCACCGCCAACAACGTCGTCGCTGGCCTCGATCGCCCCTGACACGGTTACATCGCCTGCAATGGTGACCGGGCCGGTGATACGCACGCCGCCTTCGGCAACGATCGACACGGTGCCGCCGGTTGGCAGGGTGGCGGCCAACGCATGGGCGGCACTGTCGTAGGCCACGGTGGCGCCGTCGGCGAACTGGATCAGGGTCAGGTCGGGACTGCTGGACGGTGCCGGAAACGCATCGCAGAACAGCCCGCGCAGGGCGATGGCGTTAGCCAAGTCCCCATCCACGCACAGCAGCAGCACCTGCTCGCCGACCGACGGCGGGGCCCACACCCGCACGCCGCCGGCGGCAGGCGTGAGCCAGGGGATCAGGTCGGTGTGCACCTGGCCACTGCGCACGCGACAGCGCGCCGAGGCGTGATCGACCTGGCTGATCGATCCCTCGCGCAGGAGGTTGTTGAGTTGTTGAGGCAGGCGCGAATCCATGCGCTTACGGTGCCGCACGCCACTCGCGCGCGCACGGAGTGAGCTGTGTAGCGCGGTACCGTACATGCGCACGACAACGGTGGGTGATGACAGGGCTAGTTCACGAGTGCTTGATCAGCGCGGGCAGACATTGGCCTTGCCAGGTGCTCATCTGGCTCGTCGATTGCTCAGGACTCGCGGGTACCTGAGCCGGTCTGCACCCTCCGGGTCTGCTCATTCCCCCCTTCCTGGCGGCCCGGAGGGTGCGATCGTCAAACGGCCTTTTGGCCCGTGGGCCGCGTGATCTGGATCCAGCCTTCCGGCTCAACAAATCGCACAGGCGCTTCCACGTGCGCAGGTGGGCGGATGTCGGTGAGCTCGTCTGGCAGCGGCTCGCCCGGCGACAGTGGCGGTGCAACACTGCCATCGGCCTTGTGCCACAGCGGTCGACCACTGTAATCGGGGATCAGCTCCCAGGCCTGGGCCTGCGCGTTCCAGGCATTGCGCAGCGTCGCGCCGGGCTCGATGGTCAGCGGCGGCAGCACCGTCACCCCTTCGGGCAGCTCATCGCCCAGCAGCAAGCGGTTGGGCAGCGGGGTAGCCGCGCCGGTGTCCCACAGCATGACGCCGCGATAGTCCGGCACGAGCTCCCAGGCCTGGCGCGCAGCATCCAGGCGCAGCCACTGGTATGGGCCAGGCTCGACGGTGGGCGCAAAGGCCACCACGTTCTCCGGCAGCGGCCAGGTGCTATCGGCGGAAGGGAATAGACGTACCGGGCGCAGGTAGGCGCCGGAGGTCAGATCAAAACTGTGACCGTAGCGGTGGGCAGGGGTATCCATAGGGGCGTCCTCAGTAGACGATGCAATAGAGCATACCGACGCCGGCCGGCAGATTGCGTTGGCCGCCGGTGGCGATGACGGTGGTGGCATGGGTGTGCTCGCCGGTCTCGGCGATGTGGACATCGTGGGTATGCGGGCCGGAACCATTCATGCCGATGTTGTGGCCGTGCGTACCGGCGCCATCGGTGGCAAAGCTATGGGCATGGTTGCCGCTGGGGCTGGTATAGGGCCAGGGGTTGTCCCAATCCAAATTGCCTTTTGAACCAGGATGAGGGTTGTAGTCGCCGCCCCAGGGATACTCCACGCCTGCTTCAGCAAAGGGCGAGACGTGCTGATGGTCGCCGACTGCAGCGGTGGCGCCGGTATGGCCGTGGTGGCCTTGCTGATCGGTCCAGGCGCCGTGGATGTGGTCACCGCCGGCGCCTGAGCTGGCGCCATGGCCGTGGCGTCCCGCACCGGCCGTGCTGGCCTCATGGGTGTGACCGATGACCTCACCATCGGTTGCGGTACCGATCCGGCTCTGATCGCTCTGCTGCACCGGCACCGTGCCGTTGATCAGGTTGGGCACATTGAAGGTGCTGGCGCCATCGCCGTCGCCATAGCGGGTGCCGATGGCGGCAAACAGCGCGGCATAGGTCTGGCGGCTGACAGCAGCGCCATTGCAGGGGAGGGTGCCGGCCGGGGCGGTGGCACCGGCAAAGGCAAACACCTGGCCGGGGATGTGGGTGCTGGCCGGTACGCCGGTCATGTTGGCCCAGTCCAGGTAGAAGGCCCCGTGCTGGCCATCGAGCAGATCCGCATCCAGGCCGTTGCCATCGCCTTCGTCCTTCAGAGCGGCGGCCTTCAGCTCGAGCAGGGCGCGCAGGGCGGCTTGGGTGGCGGCGGCCAGTAGCTGTTTGGTCAGTGCATTGGGGACACCCTTGCCCAATCGATCATCGAGCGTGGCCGCAAGCGCGGCCGGGGTCACTGCCCGCTGCGCATCGCTGCCGGTGATCGCCTCGGCCGAGGTGGCCAACTCCACCACACCCATTTCGGTGGTGGTGGCTGGCGGGTTAAGAAACTCGGTGCTGCCAAAGGCGATGCTGGTGGCCTCCACATCGGTCAGGACCATATCGGCAGCCAGCATCAAGATCGCTTGGCCAGACTTCTCCAGGATCACCTCCTCCTGGCCGTACACGCACAGCAAGGTGCCATCGTCCAGGTACAGGCCAATGCCGCGCAGTGCGTAGGTATCACTGCCCTCATCGCGCAGGCTGATGTGGATGACATCATCAGCCACCGCCTTGCCGCCAAAGGTCTCTAGCCGCTTGAACTCACCAGGCAGTACGGTATCGCCGCCTGCCGGATCGGGGATGAAGGCCTGCTCGGTCAGGCCGATGGCGGTGACGGTGACGGCACGGGTGCCGGTGTTGGGGGCGTTGATCAGCGCCGCGCGGCCGGCGGCGGTAAAGGTCAGCGGCAGGGCGCTCATGGGGTCTCCTGGGTAATGCGTAGGCGGCGGTAGACGGCCGGGCGCAGCGCGCCGGCCAGGCCGAGCGATCGCTCAAAGGCCAGCGCCTGGGT